CTGGACGTGGAATGGGTGCCGCTACCAAAGGCGGCGGTTGCGTTGAAAGTGGCCCGAAAAACCGCATGGTTTCCGAAACCAGCCGAAAGACAGGCCCTGTCATGATGAAGAAGGGTGGCATGGCCATCAATCAGCACAAGAAGATGGCGATGGGCATGATGGGCGGCGGCATGGCCAAGAAGTACCGCAAAGGCGGCATGGCGTGTGACTGATGGCAACTTCAGGAACGACGGACTTCAATCTCAACATAGATGATCTTGTTGAGGAATCGTTTGAGCGGTGTGGCATGAGGATGACCTCTGGCTACCAGCTCACCTCTGCCCGTCGTTCCTTGAATTTGCTGTTTCTTGACTGGGCCAACAGGGGCTTAAACCTCTGGACCATCGAGGAAGCCACGTATGCGCTGGTGCAGGGCAGCCGTGAGCTGACGCTGCCGACGGACACGGTCAACGTCTTGTCTGCGGTTATTCGATTGACGCAACAAGGCCAGCAGACAGACATCACCGTGGACCGCATAAGCCGCGAGGATTATTTGGAGCTCCCTGACAAGCTGACGCAGGCCCGTCCGGCGCAGTACTACGTTCAGCGGGCCAACCCCACAAAAGTGTTCTTGTACCCTGCTGCCGATCAGCCTTATACGTTCGTCTACTACAGGATTCGTCGAATTCAAGATGCCGGTGGTTACACCAACACGGCGGATGTCAACTTCCGGTTTTTGCCGTGCCTTGTGTCGGGGTTGGCATATATGCTTTCCTTGAAGTTTGCACCAGAGCGAACCGCGGGCCTCAAGCAGTTGTACGAAGAAGATTTCCAGCGTGCCGCACTAGAGGACAGGGACACCGCAAGCATTCATCTTGTTCCAGACTTCGGGGGGTGAGATGGCATTTGCAACAGGCAAGTTCTCCTTCGGCCTTTGTGACTACTGTGGCCAGCGCTACCCCTATCAAGTTCTGCGCAAGAACTGGCGTGGCTTCATGGTGTGTCCTGAAGACTACGAGCCGAAAGAGCCCCAGCTGGATCCCTTGAACTACCGCGGTGACGCGATAGCCCTAAGAGATCCCAGACCTGATAGAATTGAACCCGTGGTAGTGTACTTGGGAGTCCCTGCTGACTCTGCATTCCAGAGCATCGGCAGCGCCACCAATACCGTGAACATGAGGCCATTCCCGCAGCAGAATGCTGTTCTGGGAGTGGGTCAAGTAGGCCGTGTGACCATAGTGATAACCTGATGACATACGACGAGCTGGTTACAAATATTCGGAACTACACCGAGGTCGACAGCAACGTGTTCACCAACGCGGTGATCAACACGTTCATCACCATGGCCGAGAACCGGATCCTGCGGGACATTGATCTGGACGTGTTCAAAAAAGAATCCACGGGCACGATGACCAGTGGCAACAAGTTCCTGAGCGCCCCGAGTGACATCTTGACTCATCGGTACATGATGATCACGAACTCTGGGGATCAGATATTCTTGGACTTCCGAGACACGTCGTTCATGAAGGAGTACTGGGCAGACGGCTCTGAGACAGGCGTGCCGAAGTACTACTCGGTCTGGGACCAGAATACCTTCTACGTGGCGCCGACGCCGAACAGCAATTACTCAGTGGAGCTGGGCTACATCTATCGGCCGGCGCAGCTGTCCTCGACCAATCCGACCACGTGGATCAGCAACAATGCTCCCGAGGCCCTCCTGTATGCCTGCCTGATTCAGGCCTACAGCTACACGAAGGGCCCGACAGAGATGCTGAATTTCTTCACGGCAAGTTACCAGCAAGCGATTCAGGGTCTGGGTATCGAGCAGCAGGGTCGCCGTCGCCGTGACGAGTACCGTGACGGCATGATTCGCCTGCCTGTAAAATCAGAATCACCGGGGCCATAAAACATGATCAGTACTATTGGCGGTGCGGAGCTGGGGGAAGTAAAAGCCATGTTGGTCTCTGGCCGTGGTTTTACCCCGGAAGAAGTGGCCGAGCAGGCGCTTAACAAGATCATCTCAGTTGGCGGTAACAGTCACCCTGTCATCCGTGATCAGGCTGAGGCGTTCAAAAATGAAATACGTGGGGTGCTAGTTCACTACATGCGACAGGCCGTGAGGTCTAACCACACTACGTTGGCAAACCGTTTCCGCGCCGCTGGGCACCCGGAACTTGTGAAATTACTGGAGAGTTAACATGGCTATTACCGTCACTACCGCAATGCCCACCAGCTTCAAAGTTGAGTTGCTCAAGGGTTTGCACGACTTTACGGCGTCTACTGGCGATACATTTAAGATCGCTTTGCTGAAATCTGCTTCTGCAGGTAGCGGCACTTATGGCGCTGCGAGCACCAACTATTCCAACATCACCGGCAACAGCGACGAGGCCAGCGGCACCGGCTACACGGCTGGTGGTAACACGCTTACCAACGTCACTCCGACTTCTGACGGCACCACTGCGATCACTGACTTTGCTGATACTACGTGGTCCAGCGCGTCGTTCACTACTTGTGGGGCGATGATCTATAACACCAACAACTCAAACTCTGCGTGTGCGGTGTTGAGCTTTGGTGGAGATCAGACTGTGAGTTCCGGTGACTTCCAGATTCAGTTCCCTGCAGCAGCTGCAGCTACGGCGATCATTCGTATTGCGTGAGGTAAGTTATGGCGCTGGTTCTTAAAGACAGAGTAAAAGAGACCTCGACTACGGCGGGTACAGGCACGCTTACGCTGGCCGGAGCCGTAGCGGGGTATCAGTCTTTTTCCGTAATCGGCGACAGTAACACTACCTATTATGCAATTGTTGATGGGACGGCCAATACGTGGGAAATAGGTATTGGTACCTATACGGCTAGCGGTACGACCCTTTCTAGGGATACGGTCCTTGAGTCTAGTAGCGGTGGAAGTGCGGTTTCTTTTTCCTCTAACTCCAAAGATGTTTTTGTAACTTATCCGGCGGAACGCGCTGTCGCTACTGACGCCACGCAAACTCTTTCGGGTAAAACAATTACAAACCTAGTGTTTGACGGTAATTACACTGAAGACGTATTTACTATTTCTGACGGTGCTTCGGTTGATTTAAATCCAGCTAACGGAACTATCCAATTATGGACGTTGGGGGCAAACCGATCACCTACGGCATCTTCGTTTGCTTCTGGGCAATCCATGTCATTGATGATTGACGATGGTAGTGCGTACACCATTACATGGCCTAGCGTAACTTGGAAGACAGACGGGGGAGTCGCCCCCACTTTACAAACTACAGGGTATACGATAGTCCAACTTTGGAAAGTAAGCACCACGCTTTACGGCGCTAGGGTCGGTGATGCGTAATGCTTACCGGGAAACTACTTAGCGTTACGCAGCAGCCAGCTACTTGGAGTTTAGCTTCCTACTCAGATTTATATGTACAGCAGTTTTCTGTTACTTCGCAAGAGGGTATTCCCCAAGGGTTATTTTTTAAGCCTGACGGTACAAAAATGTACATAGTAGGAAGTGGGGGGGACGAAGTTAATGAGTACACTCTTTCTTCTGCGTGGGATATACAGACAGCTAGTTTCGTTCAATTATTTTCAGTAGCTTCACAAGATACTATTCCGCAAGGATTGTTTTTTACATCCGATGGGTTGGGTATGTATGTGGTCGGGCAAACTAACGACAATGTGTACCAGTATTCTCTAGGTACCGCATGGAATATAAGTACTGCAAGTTATGTAAGAAGTTTTTCTGTAGCAACACAAGACACTACCCCGACTGACGTTTTCTTCAAACCCGACGGTACAAAGATGTATGTTTTGGGGAACTCAGGGAACGACGTTAATGAGTACACATTATCTACCGCATGGGATATAAGCACAGCTAGTTACGTGCAAGTGTTTTCGGTATCTGCGCAAGATACCAATCCGGAGGGGTTGTTTTTTACTTCTGATGGGCTAGGGATGTATGTAGTTGGTTCGATTAACCTTAGTGTGTATCAGTACTCTCTGGGTACCGCATGGAATATAAGTACGGCCAGTTATATCAGGACTCTTTCTATAGCTTCAGCTGAAGGGTCGCCTAGCGGACTTTCGTTTTCTACTGACGGTACTCAGTTATATGTAGTGGGAACTGAGTTTGATACCGTATCTAGGTTTTTGCTTACCACTGCGTGGAACATAGGTTCAGCCAAAGTTCCTACCTCAATGTCTACTGGTTCGCAGTCCAGTGGGGGGCGAGCAATTTCGTTCAAGCCAGATGGAACAGTTTTGTATCGCGTGGCAACCAGCAATGACGCAGTGTACGAATACAGCCTATCAACACCGTGGGATATAACTACGTCTACCTATGTACGTAGTGTTTCTGTGGCTTCACAGGATACTGTCCCCACCGGGTTGTTTTTCAAGCCGGACGGACTAAAGATGTACATGGTGGGGCAAACAAATGACACTGTACGGGAATACACATTAGCTACTGCATGGGATGTAAGCACTGCTACGTACAGCCAAGGTTTTTCTGTGGCAACACAAGAGGGCGCACCAACTGCGCTTCAGTTCAAAGCTGACGGCACAAAAATGTACGTTATGGGTTCTGTAGGAGATAATGTCAACGAATATAATCTCTCTACGGCGTGGGACATAAGTACAGCCAGTTATGTGCAAGTGTTTTCAGTGGCAACTCAGGAAACACTCCCGACTTCGCTGTTTTTTAAACCGGACGGCACCGTGATGTACGTTGGGGGGGGTACGCTTAAACTGTATCAATACGGACTCGCCACACCGTGGGATGTTAGTACAGCAAGTTATTCGGGTCAGAGTTTTGCGTTTGAGCCTTCTGGTCCTGCTTCAGCAGCGGGGATTGCGTTTAATGACATAGGGTCTAGGCTGTTTATAGCTGCGGCCACGTTGGTGTATCAATTTTCGCTGTAAGGGTTTTTATTATGTACGCAAAGCTATTGGCAGATGGGTCTATCAAAGCTCCTTACTACTTAGTTGATCTACAACGAGATTACCCCCACACTTCGTTCCCTTCGACTATTACCCAAGCCGTGCTAGATGAGTTTGGTGTAGCGGTAGTTTCAGAAACGCCGCCTCCCGAAGTAGATTTGGCAACAAGTCGGGCAACGTATACTGTAGTTCGTAACGAAGGTAAGTACCAACAGGTATGGGAGGTAACACACCTACCAGTGGAAACTGCCTCTCAGAATGTAAGAGAGCGGCGCGACGATAAATTACGAGCATCAGACTGGACGCAGATACCGGACGCTACCGTCAATCAAACTTCTTGGGCTTCGTATAGGCAGGCGTTGAGAGATGTTCCCCAGCAAGCGGGATTTCCTTTTTCTGTAGTGTGGCCCAACCCCCCAACAGGACTTTAAATGTTCGGGTTCAGTAGCTTTTCAGAGGTACCTTTTGCATCCCTACCTACCTCTGGGGGCGCTGTTACGGTCGCAGTTACTGGAGTTTCCGGTACCGGTGCGGCAGGCGATGTATCTATCCAAGTAACTGGAGCTGTTGTAGTTCCTTTGGGGGGATGGGGACGCGCCGGATGGGGAGAGCTTCCTTTTGGTACCGGCTCTGTTTCCGTTGCGGGACAGGGCCAAGTTGGCATTGTTACAACAGCCGTAAATCGTTCGATTGCCGTTACTGGGGTTGAAGGCACTGGTGCAGTTGGTAGTGTTACGTTTGACGTGACGTTTGCTGTCCAAGGAGTTTTTGGGACTGGCGCAGTATCTACTCCGCTACCTTTGATTGCGCTGACCCCTACAGGGGTTCAAGGCACTGGCGAGGTTGGTGCTGCTTCTGTAGTAAACACTGCTACACCCGTCGGCGTAAGTGGACAAGGTGCAGTTGGTGACGTCACTGTTCGTGCAGGGCTCTTGGTTGAAGTCACTGGCGTTTCTGGTACTGGCGCTGTAGGGGACGTAGTTCTTTCGTTTGGTAAAACTATAGTTCCAGTAGGGGTATCCGGTACCGGAGAGGTCGGCACTCCAACGCTGTCTATAAACTCCAGCGTTGTTCCTGTAGGGGTAAGTGGACAAGGTGCAATAGGGGACGTAGCTCTCGTATACGACGCGTTTGTCCAAGTTACTGGGGTGCAAGGCACTGGGGCAGTAGACAACGTAAGCACAGGTATAGGTAAGACTGTAATACCTACAGGAGTTTTTTGTAGCGGGGCTGTTGGTACTGTATCATTTAAGATAAGCGATTTAGTAATCCCCGTAGGCGTGCAGGGTGTTGGTGCAGTAGGACAGGTTAGGATACGCGGGTGGACGGAAGTCAACGATGCGCAGAACGCGAATTGGATTGAAGTAAATGACGCTCAGACCCCGAACTGGGTCGAGGTAGACGTGGCGGCTTGAGGAATATTTTATGGCGACCTATGTGAACAACCTGCGATTGAAAGAGATCGCAACAGGCGACGAGTCCGGCACTTGGGGGACGAGCACCAACACCAACCTTGAGCTGATTGCCGATGCGTTTGGCTACAGCACCGAGCAGCTGGCCGCCAATGCGGACGAGACGTTCACCATGACCGACGGCACCGCCGACGGCGTGCGGGCCATGTACCTCAAGCTCACCTCCGCTGTGTCTTTGTCTGCTACGCGCACGGTGACTCTGGCCCCCAACACGGTCAGCAAGGTCTGGATCATCGAGAACGCCACCACAGGCGGTCAGTCGATTACGATCTCGCAAGGCTCAGGCAGCTCGGTAACCATCGCTACGGGCACAAAGGCGATGATAGTAACTGACGGTGCGGGCGGCGGCGCAGCAGTAACGCTGGCAAACCCCACGGTGAGCTTGGCTTCTGGTGTTACAGGCACACTACCTGTCGGCAACGGTGGTACAGGCGCAACCACGCTCACTGCCAACAACGTGATCCTCGGTAACGGCGGTTCTGCCGTTCAGTTTGTAGCACCCGGCACGAACGGTAACGTCCTGACATCAAATGGTACAACGTGGCAGTCAACAACCCCGGCAGCAGGGGTTACGCTTTCGGGTAATAACGCCTTCACCGGGGCAAATACGTTCTACAACGCCACAGGTCAGACCTTCGGCACCGCCACTTCAACGCAGGACGGCATTATTCTTGCTGGGCGTGCAGGAGGTTCGTCCTCTTATCGTGTAACGATGACCCCAACAACACTGACGGCATCGCGCACGCTGACGCTCCCTGATGCCACTGATACTATATCCGTCCTTGGCACTGCACAGACATTTACCGCAGCACAAACCTTTCGCGCAGCAAACGCAATCCGATCTGAAGCGGCCTCAACACAGGATGCCGTAGTAGTTGCTGGTCGAGCAGGTGGCACAAGCAGTTATGCAATCACATTGACTCCAGCCACGCTGTCCGCAAGTCGAACCCTGACACTGCCTGACCCCGGCAGTAATGAAACGCTGGGCTATCTGAACATTCCCCAAGTTTCGCAGTCAGCCGCCTATACGCTCGTTTTGACGGATGCTGGCAAGCAAATCTTCCACCCCTCTGCGGACACTACGGCAAGGACGTTCACGATTCCTGCCAACGGTTCCGTGGCCTTCCCTGTCGGCACAGCGGTCACGTTCATCAACCAGAACGGCGCGGGTGTGATTACGATTGCTATCACCACCGACACGATGCGTCTTGCAGGGGCTGGTACTACCGGATCACGCACACTTGCAGCGAATGGTGTAGCCACAGCGGTGAAGGTGACTTCGACGGAATGGATCATTTCTGGAGTGGGGTTGACTTGATATGAGCGGTATTCTTCAAGGGCTACTAGCCAGTTTTTCTGCTGGCGGCCCCGCACTTTATGCGTGGGGTAACAACACCTACGGTCAACTAGGAGTGATAGGTTATTTTTCCAGCCCTAAGCAAGTTGGAACCTTAACTACATGGTATCAAGTTTCTGCAGGCTCTCAGTTTACTTGCGCGGTCAAGTCTGACGGCACCATGTGGGCGTGGGGGAGAAGCGAATACGGCCAGCTAGGGTTGGGGAACACTACTAACTACTCCTCACCTAAGCAAATTGGTGCACTTACTACGTGGGCAAGAGTAAGTTGCGCCTTGGGAGGATGGCACGCAATTGCAATAAAAACAGACGGCACCATGTGGTCATGGGGTAGAAACGAATACGGACAACTTGGGACTGGAAACGTAACATATTATTCTAGCCCCGTACAAATTGGAGCGCTTACTACTTGGGCAAAAATAAGTTGTGGGGGTAATTTCTCAATCGCCATAAAAACTGACGGAACAGCATGGTCGTGGGGTCAAGGCAACTCCGGGCAGCGGGGGGATAACACCACCACAGTTACAAGGAACAGCCCTATCCAAATCGGAGCATTAACAAACTGGCAAGATATTTCGTGTGGGTATGACCACTCTATTGCGGTAAAAACAGACGGCACCATTTGGAGTTGGGGGTCTGGCAACTCAGGGGCGTTAGGGCTAGGAAACATAAACCAGTACGCAAGCCCTAAACAAATAGGCGCGTTGACTGCATGGGCTACCCCGAGTTCTGGAGGCATACACTCCATTGCAATAAAGACTGACGGCACCCTTTGGAGTTGGGGGCGAAACAACGAAGGGCAATTAGGTAGGGGCAACACGACAAACTACTCTAGCCCAGTGCAAGTAGGTGCGCTAACTACGTGGCAGAAGGCTGCTTGCGGGGTGTTTTATACCACTGCTATTACATCCGGCAAGGCACTGTGGGTTTGGGGAGCCAACAACGCAGGCCAGCTTGGGTTAAATAACACCACCTACTACTCGAGCCCGAAGCAAGTTGGCGCTCTTACTACATGGCTTCAAACGGCTGCGGGGAGGTATTTTACAATGGGCGTATTAAACTCTTAGTAGGTTATATGAACAAAACCCTTCACTTTCTCTCAGGTATCCCCCGTTCCGGCTCAACTGTGCTGGCGGCGATACTTAACCAGAACCCACAGACGCACGTTTCCACTACGTCAGGGCTGGTTCACGCGCTGGACGGGCTGGCAACGACATGGCACCAAGCCGGGCTGTTGAACGAGAACGACAAGGACCGCACCAAGCTCGCTCAGACCATGCGCGGGATGATTGATGCGTTCTATGGAGAGACCGACAAGCCTGTGGTAATTGACAAGGGTCGTGGGTGGCCGATCCCGGTCATCATGCAAGCAATGGGGCAGGTGCTGGGGCACAAGCCCAAGATTATCGCCACTGTACGCTCTGTACCTGACTGCATGGCGTCCTTCGTGCGGGTAGCCAAGCCTGAGAGCCTAGAAGAGTTCATGTACTCCGGGCAGCTTGCGGATCACCTGAAAGCCGCCTATATCTCACTGCAGCAGGGCTACGAGTACGACCCCGAGTGCTTCCTGTTCGTGGAGTACGAAGACCTTCTTGCCGACGCCAAGGCGCAGCTGGATCGGATTCACACGTTCCTCGACCTGCCCGCGTTCGACTATGACTTCAGCAACATCGACGGCTCCTCGGTAAAAGAGGACGACGAGAACTTGCACGGCTACGAAGGCATGCACGACATCAAGCCCGTCCTGCAAAAACAGCACAGCGACAACCCCAAGGATTTATTGAAGCACCACTATTCAATGTTCTGCCAGCCTGAGTTCTGGCTTGATCGCCCGCGCACCGTCCCTGAGTTGCACGACCTTGATCTGCAACTTGCCGCCAGCCGCATGGGCGACTTTGCCGAGGGCTGGAGACTGTGCCAGAAACTAGAAGCCGACGAGCCTGACAACCACCGAGCTGCCTACAACCGGGGCTGGTACATGCTCCGTCAGGGCAAGCTGCAGAAAGGCTATCAGCTGATGGATCGTGGTCGCATCGTGGGAGTGTTTGGCAACAAGCGCCCTGATGTACCGACCGCGCCTTGGGATGGCAAGAGCAAGGGCATCGTTATGCTCTACCTCGAAGGCGGTCTTGGCGATCAGATACATCAAGTCAGGTACGCCAAAGCAATCGCAGATCGTGGGTGCAAAGTCATTGTGTCCTGCACTGGGCCTCTTGCATCCCTGTTCGTTGGTGTAGAGGGCGTCTCCGCTGTCATCCAGCACGAAGCCTCGTTCGGTATCTACCACGACTACTTTGTTCAGGGCATGAGCGCCGTAGTGCCTCTGGGCTTTGAACTGAACGACTTGAGTGGTAAGCCTTACCTGACCAAGCCCAAAGTAATCAGGGGCCGCAAGAAACGCATAGGGCTGCGCTGGCAGGGGCAGATGGCGTTCGAGAACGAGCACCAGAAGAAGTTTCCCTATGACCTGATGTTTGATGCCGTGAAGGACGCAGATGCGGAGTTCATTTCCCTGCAACGTGATGAGGGTGCAGACTTCTGCCCGTCATGGGTGAAGCAGGTTCCGCTGAATAGCTGGGAAGATACCCGCGCTGCTGCGGCATCGTGTGATTTGGTGATCTCTGCGTGTACTTCGGTGAGCCACTTGTCGGCTGCGATGGGCGTGGAGACGTGGGTCGTGACTCCGGTGATGCCGTACTTCCTGTACGCCCTTGAAGGAGAGACCTGCCCCTACTACGACACCATGAAGCTCATGCGGCAAGAAGTGTTCGGTGACTGGACGGCTCCGTTTGAGCGCATTAAAGAACGTCTTAGCGAGAAGCAAGTATTGAGGAGGGTAAAATGAGTAATTTATTTGTCAAAATAGCAAACAATGAAGTAACTCAGGTCTGGGACACGCAGCCGCCTGCCGGTGAGTCTGGCTGGAAGTCTGCCATTGAAGTTCGCCCTGTTCTGACCAGCCGTCAGCAGTACACTGAACACAGCTTTGATCTGACCAAAGACCCCGTAGAGATTGTCTGGGGCGTGCGTGAGATCAGCGTCGATGAGCGCAAGGGCCAGTATGCCTCACGCTACAAAACAGCCTTCCAGCAGGTTGTAAACGACGAGATGCGTAAAGAGGTAGACGAGTTCCCCACTACCCAGTACGACGCTGCCGTGGTTGACGCTGCCCGCGTAGAGTTTGAAACCAAGACAACTGCACTCGCTGCAATCACCACGCACGAAGAACTAGACGCGCTGTGAAAATACTAATCATGGGCCTGCCGGGTAGCGGTAAAACTACTCTTGCAAGAGTGCTGGCAGAGCGCCTGCGCTGTACCCATTTCAATGCCGACGACATTCGTGAGAACATCAACAAAGACCTTGGTTTTAGTCCTGAAGACAGAATTGAGCAGGCTCGCAGGATGGGGCATCTTTGTAACCTGTCCTCCCGCTGGGGCGAGGCGGTGATAGCAGATTTTGTCTGCCCGACAGAAGAAACTCGGGCGGCGTTTGATGCTGACTTCGTGGTCTGGATGGATACAATTTCCTCCAGCCGATACAAGGATACCAACTCAATCTTCGTTCCACCGAAGCGATACGATTACCGGATTATCAATTTCAGCAAGCCGACGGTTGACCACGCCAAGGAGATACACGCCAAGGCGTTCAAAAGCCGGTTAACAGTCGTAGAAATGCCAGTAGAGGTGATGACCCGTGAACATAGATGAGATCGCTTTACGTCAAATCGTCCGCGAGGAAATGAAGTCGGCTTTGAAAGAGGTCGGGCTGCACGATGATGACGCTGGGACGGATGTTCGTGACCTTCGCTCACTGATTACCGACTGGCGCGGCATTAAAAAAACTATCTGGCAGACCATTGCTAGGGCAGGGACTATTTTCGTTCTCGGCCTGCTTATGCTCGGTGGGTGGAACAAGATCAACGGCAATGGTGAGTAACCATGCTCGATCCTGTCTCGGCCATGGCGATTGCCACCTCGGCATACAATGTCCTTAAAAAAGGCATCGAGGTAGGCCGTGAGCTGGAGGACATGGGCGGGCAACTGGGAACGTGGTTCGGTGCGATTGCTGACGTAAAAGCCGCCGACGAAGAAGCTTCTGACCCACCTCTTTTTAAAAAGATGTTTGCTAGGTCTTCGGTTGAGCAGGAAGCGATTGAGAACCTGATGCGTCGCAAGAAAATTGAGCAGCAAGAGCGTGAGCTAAGAGAGATGATTGTTTACCGATTCGGGGTAGATGCGTATCGGGACATGATTAAAGACCGCAACAGTATTCGTGACGCCCGCAAAAGAGCAGTTGATGCTCGAGCAAGGAAAATCAAGAAACTGATATTGAACGCCGTCGCCATTGCGCTCATTGCGCTGATAGTGGCGATACCGATTGTGGCTGCAATAGTGATTATGAGGATGTAAGTATGATGACCCTACTTTCCACGCTGCTGGGCTTCGCTTCCGGCGGTCTGCCAAAGGTTCTCGACTTTTTCCAAGACCGTGGCGACAAGAAACACGAGCTGGCATTGATGGCTATGCAGCGTGAGCGCGAGATTGCTCTGGCGAAAGAGGGTTATATTGCACAGGCCAAAGTCGAAGAAATTAAGACCGAGCAGATTGCCATGCAGACACAAGCCCAAGAGAAGTTGGCGATGTGGAAGCACGACATGAAGATTGGCGAAGGGGCCAGCACTTGGGTGATCAACCTTCGCGCCAGTGTGAGACCCGTGGTCACATATCTGTTTGTTGGCCTTTTGATTACCGTTGATGTTGCGGGAATCTGGTACGCATATTCAACCGGAGTAGCGTTTGCAGATGCAATGAATCAGGTTTTTTCGGACGATGAGATGAGCATATTGGCCGCGATTATCGCGTTTTGGTTCGGGTCACAGGCTTTCTCCAAGAAATGAGCGATTTGATAAAAGCGTTTGAGGGGTGCCATAACACCCCCTATTTATGCCCAGCGAAACTTTGGACGGTAGGTTACGGCCATGTTCTTTACCCTGAGCAAGCAAGGCTTAAAGCCGACGAAAGAGCCTCTTATCCAGTCAAGCCTGAGCATAATAGGGTCTGGGATGCTGACGAAATTGATGCGCTTCTTGCGGAGGATTTACATCGCTTTGAGGCTGGGATATTACGATTATGTCCTGCTTCTGCTGATAATGACCGCCATTTTGCAGCGCTGGTCAGCTTTGCGTTCAATGTGGGGCTAGGAAATCTTCAGGCGTCAACTTTGCGGATGAGGTACAATCGCGGGGACTACTCTGGCGCGGCAGACGAGTTTCTCAAGTGGCGCAAGTCAAATGGCGTTGTTTTAAGAGGACTTGAAAGGCGCAGAGAAGCGGAACGGGCGCTGTTCTTATCCGAGGGTTAATCACCGATGGCCTATTTTCGCCTCAACATCAAGCCGGGCATCGACAAGCAAAACACTGAGTACGGTGCCGAGGGCGGCTACACGGACGGGGACAACATCCGTTTCCGTTACGGCCTGCCTGAGAAAATAGGCGGCTGGGAAGGCTTCGAGGGCCAAGATACCTACCTCGTGGGCATGCCCAGCGAGGTGTTTACGTGGACGAGCCTGTCTGGCATTCCCTACGTCATGGTGGGCACCACCAAAAAGCTCTACGTTTCCACGGGCAGCCTGTGGTTTGACATCACCCCACTGCGGGACACTACCACGGCAGGTGCAGTCACCTTTGCCGCGACCGACGGCTCGGCCACCATCATGGTGACCGACACGGGCCACGGGGCCGAGTTGGGCGATTTTGTTACCTTCAGTGGGGCAGTAGCGCTGGGCGGCAACATCACCGCTGCCATCCTGAACTCTGAGTACGAAATCACCTCCATTGTCAGCGCCAATGCGTACACCATCACGGCGCCTGTGGCGGCCAACGCCAGTGATTCAGGCAACGGCGGCGCCTCTGTGATCGGCGCTTACCAGATTTCCGTCGGATCTGATGTCAACTACTTCGACTTCGGCTGGGGCACCGGCACATGGGGCCAGAGCACATGGGGCACGCCACGTACCGCAGGCACCACCCCTGCACTGGAGTCCCGCGTCTGGCAGTTTGACAACTACGGCGAGGACGTGGTCTGCCAGCTGGTAGACGGCCCGGCGTATTACTGGGACCTGTCAGCAGGAACATCGGCCCGCGCAACGGTGCTCTCGGGCGCTCCGACCAAGAGCAAGTACGCGCTGGTCTCCACGCCTGACAGGCACCTTGTCTGCTTCGGCACGGAATCCGTCATTGGCACACCGTCCTCACAGGATCCGATGTTCGTGCGGTTCTCCAATCAGGAGGACATCACGCAGTTCGTCGAGAGCGCGACCAACACGGCCGGCGGTCAACGGCTCACGGACGGCAACCAGATCGTCACGGCAGTGCGCTCGCGCGGCCAGATCCTGATCTTCACCGACACCTCACTGCACGGCCAGCAGTTCCTTGGGCCGCCGTTCACCTTCGGCTTCCAGCAGCTGGGCGCCAACTGCGGCTGTATCGGGCCCCACGCGGCTGTGGATGTCAATGGCGTGACGTTCTGGATGGGCACCGAGGCCTTCTACGTGTTCGACGGTACCGTCAAGAAGCTCTCCTGTACGGTGCAGGACTACGTGTTCAAGGACCTCAATCAGGTGCAGAAGACCAAGGTTCATGTGGGTCTGAACAGCCAGTTCAACGAGGTGACGTGGTGGTACTGCTCGTTCACCAGCGACTACATCGACCGTTATGTGAGCTTCAATTACCTCGAAAACGTCTGGTCGATTGGCACCATGGCCCGCACGGCATGGGTGGATCTGAGCGCGTACCCCAAGCCGGTGGCCACGAAGTACTACCCGGAAGGAACGCAGAGCACGATCAGCACCATCTACGGACTGACTGCCGGTCGGGCGATTGTGTACCAGCAGGAGTCTGGCACGAACGACAACGGCGTATCGATGCCCAACTATCTGGTGTCCGGCTACTTTGACATCGGGGATGGCGACAACATGCTGTACATGAAGCGCTTCATTCCCGACTTCAAGAATCAGGTAGGCGACCTGACCATACGCCTGTTGTTGCGCCCCTATCCGCAGGCCACTGCCAGCCCGAGTTCCTTGGACCCGTATGTCATCACGCCGACCACTGAAAAGGTGGACACCCGCGCCCGTGGGCGACAGATATCCCTGCGCATTGAGAACGACGAGCTGAATTCGTTCTGGCGCTTCGGAACGCTGCGTGTCGATATCCAACCGGATGGTCTGCGATGAGCAAGATCAATAACGTCCGTCTGCCCAACGCCTCGGCGGCCTACAGCCCGGAGCAGTTCAACCAGCTGGTGCGCTCGCTGGAACAGGTGATTCTTCTGCTTAACAGCAGCTACGGCTCTGTGGTGGATCAGGACACTGCGGGGGCGCAGTCGTGGTTTGACGGCACCGTGGGCCGCGCAGGGCAGTCCGGCACGCAGGGAATCCTGTTGGCCTATGGCGCGTTTCAAGACGATACTGATCAGATTGCAGGGGCCACTACCGCTGCCTACGCAGTTCGGCTGAACACCACTGACTACACAAACGGCATCTACATAAGTGACCGTACGGCTGTTTTCACCGGCACGATCAACGACGGAACACCCCCCGGCGCGGGCACCGTGCTCAATGTAACGGCAGTCACCTCCGGCACGATTGAGCTTGGGATGCAGCTCACGGGCACTGGCGTGACCGCAGGCACGCGGATCACGGCCTACGGCACAGGCAGTGGTGGCACTGGTACGTACACGGTGAACACTTCGCAAGAGGTCGCCAGCACGACGATTACAGGCACGCTCCCGTCCAAGGTCACAGTGGACTACGCAGGCATCTATAACCTGCAGTTCAGCTTTCAGTTCGTTAACACCGACACGCAGATTCACGACACGGACGTGTGGTTTCGCAAGAACGGGACGAACATCGCGAGCAGCAACAGCCGGTTCTCTGTTCCGAACAGTCACGGCGGGGTGGATGGGCACTTGATCGCGGCGCTGAACTTTTTCTTGGACATGGACCCGGGGGACTTCATCGAGATCATGTGGCATACCGATGACATTCAGGTGTCCCTCCAACAGCTTCCGACGGCGGCTTCGCCCACGCGCCCTGCAACGCCTTCTGCAATTGTTACGATGCAATACGTGTCGTCATTGGTGTAAAACATGGCCAACAAATACCTACGCAAAAACATCATCCCCTCGGCCGCAACCGAGACCGACTTGTACGTGGTGCCTGCCGCAACCACAGGCGTCCTGCGGTCCCTACGGGTGACCAATGCCAACGCCACGCGAACCACGATCACTGTTTCCCAGTACGACTCTGGGAGCGCGACTGAGCATTTCCTGCTCAAGGCGTATGCGATACCCCCAAATACCACGTTTGACGTGTTTAATGGCGTGCCCTGTGTGCTGCTTGAGGGGGACGAATTGACTGTGGAGTCGCTTCTTTCGGACTGTCACTTCTATCTAAGCTATCTCGAAGTGGACAGGTCTTGATAAAGTCTTGATAATTACCGCAATCCATGCCCTGCGCATGCGGCCCTGTGAGGCCCTAAACTACACTTAGGAATCCTTCATGGCCGACCCTATGATGCCGGGTATGGGCGCTCCCGAAATGGCCCCCGTTGAACCTTCCATTGACCAGCTCGCTGCGTTTGAGCAGCTGCGTGAGCAGGTCTCTCCTACTGAGTTCAACAGCGAGATGCTGTCCGCTGCCGAGCAGGCCGATCCTGTTGCAGTGGCCGAGTTCAAGCGGGAATTGGCAGCATTGGAGGTGGCCCCCGAGGTCATCGACATGCTCAATGCCATGGTCGATGAGGTGCTTGCCAATCCGGGGGACTACCCGGCCATTCGCCAGAAATACATGGCCATGGGCGTTGACGAAGAGCTGCTGCCCGAGGTCTTCGATGCAGGCCTGTTCGCCGCGCTCAACATGGCGCTGGACGAGCTCCGTGGTCCGGGGACCATGGCTCCTCCGCAGGGCTTCGCCAGAGGCGGCATTGCCAGTCTGAAGCCGATGGCCCGCGAGATGGCGGCCGCCGGCCGCTACGGCGACACCATGCTCGCCCACATCAGTCCCGTTGAAGCCCAGATTCTGCGCCGCTACGGTGGCAGCGGCACAATCAACCCCCGGACAGGGGCTCCTGAGTTCTTCCTGAAGAAGATGTTCAAGTCCATTGGCAGGGCGGTGAAGAAATTCGCCAGCAGCACGGTGGGCAAGTTGGTCACGACCGTAGCACTGGGGTTCTTTCTTGGCCCGGCCGCAGCCGGCCTGATTGGCGCTACTGCCCCTGCGGCGGTCGCAGCCGTGTCCGGCTTTGTAGGCAGCGCAGGCTCGACCCTGCTTGCCGGCGGCAATGCCAAAGACGCTCTCAAGGCAGGTGCGATTGGAGGGCTGACCGCAGGTGCCACCACGGCCGTGTTCAAGGGCGCCGATGCGTTCAAGTCCGTGCCCAAGGCAGGCACTGCTGCTCCCGCCACAGCAGGCACTACTGAGGCGGCATTGCCAGCCCTTGAACAGCCTGTTGCCGCGACCACAGCCCCTGCGACCACAGCCCCTGCGACCACAGCCCCTGCAAATCTGACACGCTCACCACTGGACTTCACAGTGGACATGGGAACGCGGACCGCGGCCCCCGCTCCTCTGCCGGCACAGGCCGCAATGGCTATGGCTCCCGTCACACCCCCTGCGGGAACCGTGAACCTCGATGCGTTGGGAGGAAGAGTCCCTGCGTCAACGGCAGCCAACTACCTCGGGCAGCCTGCGCAGCAGGGGTTCACTGTAGGCGCCACGCCGGAACCCTCCTTGATGAGCCGCGCAATCAACGCCATTTCTCCGAAAGCGATTCTGGAGGCCAATCCGGATGCAGGGCTGCTGCGCCAGTATGGCCCGTTGGCGGCTACCGGCCTTGGGATCATGGCACTGACAGGGGGCTTTGAAGAGCAGCCTTCTGAAATACCTCCCGGTTTTGAAGGCATGGTAGGCGGTCAGGGAACCACTGGAGTCGAACTACTGGCGAAGTATCCCGAGCGCTATGGGATTTCCCTTGGCCCGGTTCAGACTATCTCCAGTGCCCCCTATACCTCTGCCAATCGGCTGTACAGCGCCGGCGCCCCGCAGTATGTGGCAAAGGGCGGCATCATGGCGCTGGATCAGTATCCCCGCAAGAACGGGCATATTGCCGGCCCCGGGACGGGAACCTCGGACGACATTCCGGCAATGCTGTCGGACGGTGAGTTCGTCTTCACTGCCAAGGCCGTGCGTGCCATGGGCGACGGATCACGGCGCAAGGGCGCCAAGCGCATGTATGCGCTCATGAGAAAACTGGAGGGCCGTGCCAATGGCTGACATTACCTACACAGGTCAGATAGTTCGAGAAGCTCCTGAGATCGAGGCGTACAAGCTCGGCCTGATTGAATCTGCCCGCCAGCTGTCGCAGCAGCCGATGTTTGTCCCCGCCACCGAGGCAGCTGGCCTGTCTCCGACGCAGGTACAGGCAATCGACTTTGCCAAGCAGGGCGTTGGCGCCTTTGAACCCTATATTCAGGGCGCCTCTCAAGCCGTGACGCAGGGCATGGACCTTGCCCAGCGCGGTGCCTTGCTGACAGGAGGTGTTCAGACCGCCCCGCAGTTCCAAGAGGCACAGAACGTGCTTGGCCGGGCAATGCCTGTCCTCGGGCAGGGCATCGGCGGTCTTCTTGGCTCGGCGCAGGCCTATGACCCGAATGCCGCTACTGCTTACATGAACCCCTATCAGCAGGCTGTCACACAGCAGGGCCTGCAGGAAATGCGCCGTCAGGCCGATATCGCTCGGCAGGGCATGGCTGCACAGGCCGTGGGCTCCGGGGCTTTCGGCGGTACTCGCGAGGGCGTGCAGCGCGCGGAGTTCGAACGTAACGTGCAGGATCAGATGCAGCAGCGCATCATGCAAGACTACGCTCAGAATTATCTGCAGGCGCAGCAGGCCGCGATGCAGGGCTTCGAGGCACAGCAGGGTCGTCAACTGGCGTCCAGTCAGGCGCTGGGCAATGCGGCCATGCAGTACGGCCAGCTTGGTCAGGGCATCGGTGCACTGACCGGGCAGCAGGCAGGCATCGACCTGCAGCGTGCATCACTGCTCGGAGGCCTTGGCTCGCAAATCGGCTCCTTGGGCACACAGATGGGCGCCTTGGGCCAAGCAACACAGCAATTGGGCGCGGCCGACACCGGCCTGCTCATGGGCCTTGGTCAGATCGAACAGCAGAACGCGCAGGCACAGCTGGACGCGATCCGTGCAACGCAGTTGCAGGAGCAGATGGCACCGTACCAGCAGCTGGCCTTTGCGAGCGACATCTACCGCGGTGCGCCGTCCACACAAATGGCACTGACTTCGCAAAGCGCCCCGACGGCAAGTCCGCTACAATCGGCACTGGGTCTTGGCATCGCAGGGCTGTCCGCTGCCGCTGGCGCGAAACAGATCGGCCTTTTCCCGAGCTAAGGAGCACACATGAAAAGCAAGGTACTACAGCGTCCGATGTTCATGTCGCCGGATGAGGTCGAGAATGTCGGCATCATGCAGGGCTTCATGGATGACATGGAAGACATCTTTGAAGACGATGAGCAAGAGGGCGACGACATCGATGCCGGGAAGATGATGGGCCGCACGCCCGATTCCCCTGAGATTCTCATGAACAACCTGCGCGGGGACATGCGCTCTGTAGATGCGCGAGTAGAAGAGCTTGCCAACATGGTCGGTTATCGTGCAGCGGCAGAGACTCCCATGGAAGTGCTTGCCCTGCTGCAGCCTGTTCTGGCAGGTCAGGGAATTGCTTCACTGCCTGTTGGCGGCGCACCCGGTCAAGCAATGCCCCCCATGCCGCCCGTCCCCGCGGCACCACAAATGCAGCCTGCTGGCGCTCCTCCAGCAATGCCTGCGGGGGGCATTGCTTCCCTCCCCCAAGGGGACTCTGTTCCGCTTCAAATGAACAAAGGCGGCATCGTGCAGTATTTTCAGGACGGGTCCGATGAGGAAGGCGTGACCCCTGTCTCTAATTCGCCTTTCTCTAATGACGTTGCCTCCCAATATCGCGACGAGGTTCAGGCCTATATTACCGACCTCATGAACCAGACTCCCATGGCCGTGCCGTCGCTGCAGCAAAGCATGCAGGAGCGTCTGCCCATGTACGAAAAGCTTCTTGGGACAGGTGATAAGGACTCCATGCGTGCAGCAATGCTGTTTGACATCGCACAGACTGCGCTGGGGTATGCTGGAAACGTCGGTCCGCAGGGTCAGCCCCTGCGCGGGTCAGCAGCTGCGCGCCTTGCCGGAGCAGCTTCTGCGTTGCCGGGCCAGATCGGTGCGCGGCTCGCGGCCCAACAGCAGCAGGATCAAGCCGTGCGGCTCGCGGCACTGCAGGCCGCTGAAAAGGACGTGCAGGCTATTCGTGAGGCCAATTTGGACCTGACAAAAGAACAACGCTCGCTGATGAGTTCATTGGCGCGCTCGCCCACAGGTTCTACATCGTCTGCGTTTGGCAGCTCCATGGAGGGCCGCGCCCGTGCTCTCGTCACGGAGGACTATGACCTGTATGCACAGGGCCTCCTCTCCCCTGAAGAAAAGGCTCAGTTTGAGATGGCAGTTTCCATTTTGCAGCAGCCGCGCACTGAGACCGACCCAATTACCGGACTTCCTGTGCGCATCACGCCGACCCTTCCTGCCTTTGTGGAAGATGCCTTGGCGGCAGCAGGGATGCCTTCTGGGCAAGGGGTTGTAGCTACTGAAACTACTGCAGCAGGTGGGCAAGCAGGTGAAGAGCAGACCCTTCTGCAAAGAAACCCGCTGTCCGTCGCTCCACGCACCGACTCATACTACGAGGAGGGCATGCCTTCCTTGTTTAACGCAGCAACCGCAGTAGGCCCCATCCCTGCGTTGAAGGCGTTTGTCTTCCAGACTCCTATCTTGAACACGGTAGCGTCGTCCGATGCTGGAAGCATCACACAGGGTAGACAGTTCATTGAGTCCGTAAAAAACGCCCTTACGACAGGGTTCCAAGCCGGGACAGACCGTTTCTCTAACACAGAGCGCGAACAGCTTTTGAAAGATTTGGACATTGACGCAACCGTCATAGATAACCCAGCTGCTTTCCAGACAAGGCTTTTTGCCTTGGATGACGCACTGCAGGGATTCCAAGAAGCGGCCTTGTCCACCTATCGCAACACGGGCATGCCGGCAGAAAACAGACGAGCTGCGGCACAAAAGCTTGCGGACATACATGAGATCAGGGCTCTGGTGGGAACCCCCCTGCACATAGGCGGATCGTCCGACCCTCGCGCAAACAACATAATTCGAAACAATCCGGTGGGAACCCCTCTGTACCTGCTTGACAGCAATGGGATGAGGGTGGGGGCTATCACACAAGGGATGAAAGACGCCTTGGCGGCGCAGGAGCAGTGACATGGCCGAACCTACCTTGGCTCAGGTCTTGGATCAGGAGTTCAGCAAGGCGCCTACTCCTGAGGAGCAGCTGAAGACAATCAACGCCTCTGACTTGAGTCTTACTGAAGCGTTGGAAGAGGCGTTCAATGCCCCCACAAGTCCTGACTCTCCGGTGACCCCACGAGACATGAGAAGGGCCGTTATCACAGGTGCCGGGGTAGGTGCTGCATCGGGACTGACCGTAGGAGGCGCAGCCGCAGCCGGCATGCGCATAGGGGCTTCTTTGCCTCTTCCTACACCGGCACGCACTCCAGCGATTATTGGAGGGGGGATTCTGGGCTTTGGCATCGGTTTGACAGGATCTTCTTACCTGAACCAGCTCCTCGAGAGCAATGTGCCAGAGCGCTATTTGAATGATCGCCGCTTGATGCCGTACTACCAAGGAGGACGCACCTTTGGGGAAACTATTGGCGCCGCTCCTCTGACGTTTGGGATGCCTGTCATGCAAGGCGGCCGGGTTGCCAACTTCATGTCCCGCATTGGGACTGAGGCCCGGCTTGCCCCCAAAGCAACAATTGCCCAAGAGACGTTTTCTGCTACGGGTGCAGGCCTTGCTGGCGGAGCTGCACTGGCATACAACCCCGAATCCGAGGGTCTTCGCTTTGGAGCAGAGGCCCTTGGTGGCATGTTCGCTCCCCCGAAGATGCTGCTCACGGGCGCGCAGAATGCTCAAGGCCTCTTGTCCAACATCTCTGCACGCTTCAGCCAAGATTCCCGTGAGAACATGGCGGCAACGTACCTCAACTCACTGCTTCGTGAGACGGGGGAAGATCCCAACAAGCTGGTTAATCGACTTCTGGAGCCCGTGCCAGATGGAGTTCCTTCTCCGACTGCAGGGCAAATGACAGGCAGTCTTGCTCTTCAGGTGTTGGAAAACACACTGGCAAGGGAAAATCCTGCGTTTGGGACACGTATTGGGGCTCAAGGGCAACGTGCCTTTCTTGCTTATCAAAACCTTGTGGATCGCGTGCGTAATGTGGGAACCCCGGAAGCCTATACTGCGGCCGCCAGAATGGAGCGGGACATGTTCCAAGGCCTGCTGAATAACAGGCTCATGGTTGCTGAACAGAACGCTGCTTCCCGTATTGCAAGGATTCGAGTAGACAGGCCCGAGACCCGTGCTTCTGTAGGTCGAATTTTGCAGGAAGAGGTGGAGAACGCTCTGGCAGATGCGCGCGAGTATGAGCAGGCATTGTGGCGACAGGCAGAACTGGAAGCAGTAGACATAGCTCCCGGAACGCAGGGACTGGATGACGCTGTTGTCACCCCTCGCATGCTTAACGCCAAGGGCAGTAGCCGTGGTGTTCTTGAGGCCATTACCAGCGTCACCCCCGAGTACCTGCGGGGGATGCAGGGGTATGGCACCGTGCAAGGGATCATGTCTCGACTGGGGATTAACAAGGGCGCGATAGAAGCCTATGAGAATGGAAAGCTGACTACCGCTTACCTGCAGGAAGGCGCCGTTCCAAATGAGTACGTCACCAATGTCAAAAACGTCCCTGTGTCCTACTTGGTCAAGGCGCGTGGTGACCTGCTTTCACTCTCTCGAGCGGCTGCTTCCTCTGGGGATGTCAACACTGCGCGCGTCTACAACGACATGGCAGAAGCGCTGATGTCCGATATGGACAAGCTGCAGCTTCCTGCCTATGACCGAGCCCGTGAGTATTCCAGAGAACTCAATGACACGTTTACCCGTACCTACGCACGAGAGCTGACGGCTCCGATGCGCACAGGGGCGCGCAAGCTTTCTCCAGAAATAATCGTGGCCCGTGCTTTCAACAGCAACAATGACATCACTGCTCAACGTATGTCACAGGTAATGAACTCAACGTCTTACCTGAACAGACGCTATGAGCGCCTGTTGAGCGAACTTGGGCCAGATCACCCTCAGGTGCTGGAAATTGCTCCCTTCGCTCAACGCTCTGCGGAAGGCATGGTTTCTACGGCAGATGCCCAGCGTCAGTGGCTGCTGCTGGGAGCCAACAGGGCACTGGAAGCAGATCCTGCAGACCCGAACAAGATGCGGGTAAACCGTGGGAAGCTCAACACCTTTATCGCAGAGAATCAGCGCTATCTTCAAGAAGCGGGTCTCTTGAATGACCTTCAGGACGCGGACAGGGCAGAAGCCGCCTTGCAGACGGTGCTTAACCAAAACAGCGCCTTCAACAAGGGAATCAAAAACCAAGCTGCGTTTGCCATGGCGCTTGGCAGGGAAAACCCCGTGAAAGCGGTCTCGGAAGCGATTAACGGTCAAAACCCTGTTCGAAGCATGCGCAGACTGAGTGCTTTGGCTCGAAGCGGTGGAAGGGAGTCGGTAGACGGGTTCAAATCAATCCTCTACGACTACGCTTTCAGTTCAGCTGGGGGCATGACCGGGAACTTCAGTCCGGCTGCGTACTACGACACGCTTTTCGAACCTATCTCCAGAAACCAGCCTTCGTTGATTCAGTTCATGACCCAGTCAGGCATGATGACGCAGATGGAAAAGAACAACCTGCGTCGCCTCCTGCTGCCCATGGTTCAGATTGAAAACGCTGTTGCGAACAAGCAACTGATCAGTGAAGCGGTTGGAGGAAATCCCTCTGCGGTGCAAAGGCTGGCAGCTCGGTATGTGGGCGCCAGAGCCGGTAGCGCGCTTGCCAGTGGAGCGGGCTCTGGAGCGTCAATCCAGATCCCGGGATTCACGGCTTCCGCTCTGGATGACCTGATCAACAGACAGCCCAACATCTTGATCAAAGATATCCTGCAGCGGGCCGCGCAAGACCCCCAGTTGGCCGCATCCTTGATCCAGCGTGCGGACCCTCGATCCCAGACAGGGGAAGAATTAGCACGCAAACTGGCCGCACAACTTGGTCTCAACGGCATCAACGTAGCGGTACCTGCGGTCATCAACCCACTACAGTACGAGCCTCCGCAGCAAGACCAGCCGACGGGAGCCTTTTCTGCAGGTCCCGCGGCAAGGCAGGCGCCTGCAGCCCCGGCCACGCGCGGAGTTCCGGGATTCACGGCTCCCGCTCCGGCCCCTGCTCCAACCCCCGGGCCACTGGGATCGTCGCCCGCGGCTCAGGG